CTATCATATCTGCCGTATGAGTGAAGAGGACATTCGGATATTCGGTGACAGACCGCCCGTAACTATTCCAATTCTCTTTATCGTCAAATGCGCCCATGTGCCAACGGATGCAGAGCAGTTCTTCCTCTTTGAACAGTTCGATTCTTTCGTTTTCAGTCATAAGTATTACCTCCACAGGGGTATAGCGGGGGCGGTACAGAGACCGCCACCCGCATACCGAGTTTCTTATCCGAGTAGGGCATCGAGGTCGATGTCCTCTGCTTTGACCTCTGTTTTCTTCGTGGGCGCAGAAGCGGGCGCAGCCGTCTTTTTCTTCGCCGGAGGAGGTGTGACAACTTCTTCCTCGTCATACCCTTCGGCGTGTCTCTTGTCTACGAGACGAACGAAGGTGACATTCTTTTCGGGGTTTTTGTTGGAGGGCTGAATGTCGTGTTCGACATCACACTCCACAAAGAAGCCGACAAGTTCTTCCGGGTCGATGTCCTGCGCCGAGAAGTCGCCGGTAGCCGCTCTTGCGAAATAGGAGAAGGCATTGAGCGCACCTTCGTTGGTAGAGCCGTCTGCTTTGAGCAGAGAAAAACGCTCAATGTGGGTCTGACCCTTGGCGGTTTTCATCTTGATTTCGAGCTTGCCAAACTGTTCCTTATAGTTGACTTCGGTGATTTTGAAGATGTGCGTTCCTTCGGGGATAACCGTAAATCCCTCGCTGAGTGTGATTTTTCCCATTACTTTTTACCTCCGTTTTTCTTTGTTGCGAAATAGATTGTAAATCCGAGGAAGATTACCACTTCCACGCCGAGCGTGACGAGAATACCCGCCACAAAAGGATTGATATACATAAGGTTTACTCCTTTCTCTTCTTCGAGACGAGCTTCACCGTCTCAGTAGCCTTGGTCTTGTACTTGTCGAGAATACCGTCCTGCTTCATTAGATCTTCGTCAACTTTTAAGGTGACTGTCCTCGAAGTGACCCAATCGAAGGAAGCACCGTGAACGACAACCTCTTTATCGCCGGGACGGAACTGCTTTTTCGAGAGTTCCTTTATCTGATCTTTCAGAACTTTCAGCCGTTTCTCGTCTGCCGCCGTTTCCTCAGCGACCTTATCGAGTTTGACCTGCAAGCCCTCCGCTTCCTCGATCAGAGCGGTAAGGTCGGTCTCCGGGTTGACATTGTTCTTGCGAAGCTCTTTGAGGATGTCCGCATCCTTCTTTTCGTCAAAGACGGGAGAGATGCCGCCCTCTACGCAGTCCTTCCACCACTTCTTGGCTTTTTTGATAAGTTTCTCGAAGTCGGGGTATCTCTCGCTGACCTTGAAGGGAATGACGATGGTGTTCTCTGAGGACGGGATGAACGCTTCCGGGGCTTTGTAGTCCTTATCTTCGAGGAAGGAAGCGACCATAACTACGGAGTCAACGCCGAGCAGGTAGGCGTAGAGCGCAGCCTGTAAAGCGTAGTATTCGGGGATGTCCTCTTCCCAATCCTCGGAACGCTTTGTCGTTTTCATTTCAAAAACAGTCGTGGGCTTGCCGTCCTCGTCATAGAGCAGGTAGTCCCACATACCGCCGAAGATCGGGGTATCGCCGAAGAAGTCGCCGAAGGTCTTTTTGAAGTAGTTTTCGCCGAAGATGTCGGTCGGAGTTTTCAGCCCGGTCATAAAGTAGGCACGGCGCATATACTCAGCCTGTTTCGGCTCGATGGTCTTACCGGCGATAGTGTAGATCGTGTCCTCGAACGGCTCTTCATAGGTGCGGGTGATTTCGCACCAAGTCTTGAACGGAGTGTTCCAAGCGTTCTTACCCATAATGGCAGCGAAGCGTGTGCCGGTGATTTTCTTCGGCTTCTTGGGCGGGACAATTTTGAGGGTACTGTTGTCAAGCCATTCCATTATTCCTCTTCCTCCTCTTCTTCGACACCGTAGTTCTCGATCATTTCGTTCACGGTGAGAATCAACTGTTCACAGGCAGACTTCTTGATCTTGGTGAACTTCTCGGTCTTGATTGCGATTTTCTGAATGAACTCTTCCTTGGAAAGGTCGAGTTCTTTCAACTTCTTCAAGGCGGCTTTCAGAGCGGACTTTTGAAGGTCATCCGCTTCGCCGTCTGCATTGGTGAGGGACTTCTTGATCTCCTTGCGCTCCTCGGTGGTAGCGGGCTTCTTAGCAGGAGCAGGAGTAGGGGTCTCGTCCTCTTCATCCTTGCCGGAGTCTTTGTCGAAGCCGTCATCTTCTACGAGGTCGAGGACGATCATATACAGATAGCGGCGGTAGTAGGTGACAACCGCTCCGACACCCTGTACCTCATTCATACGGAACTTGCCCGGCTCAGAGATGAACTGTAACGGGATTGAGAAGTAGATATGCTCGTCCGGCTTCTCGGTGTTTACGACATCCGCAACGGCGTTTCCGTCAACGAAGGTCGGAACGAGTAGGAGACCGTACTTTGCGAAGATGGGAGCAGCGAGGGGTACGATGTCGGTGAGTTCAAAGTACATAAACTCGGCGTGAAGGTTTCTGCCGGTTTTCTTTGCACCTGCGGCGTAGAACTCGTTACGCACGGCAAGCAGTTTCGACCACACATTCATTCCCGCAGTTTCCACGGGAGCGGTCTGTTCGGTAGGTTTCTTAGTAGCCATATTGATTACTCCTTTTTGTTTTAATTAAACTATTTGATAATGGGTGCTTCGGTGTTTCCTTTTTCCCATATAAACCAAGCGTAGGTGACTGCGTTCGACTTAGAATACTTGTCAAAGTCTCCGTTCATAGCGCAGCACAGGCGGCTTGTTGATACATAAATCGTTCGGGGGGGGCTTTGTCAAAGAACGCCCTTCGTGCTTTTCCTTCAAGGAATTGCAGTTTGAGGAACATTGCCACCTTGTGACCGTCCGTTATCAGTTCGAGAGCCTTTTCAACGAACTCCAATGCGAACTTATAAGGCGGGTTGGTGATAATGTCGCCGTCAAAGGGACTGTCCCATTGCAGGAAGTCAATACCTCCCAAGCCATACCCTCTGTCGATAAGGTCGGTGGATAACACCTTGAAACCGTGCGCTTTGAGGACTTTTGATAAGTGACCCTCTCCGCAAGCACATTCCCAAATATTCTTTGAGAAGGTTTCCTCCTGTAAGAGTAGTTCAAGAGCCTTTGGCTCTGTGGCGTAATAGTCGTTCGTTTCTCGCTCCTCTAAGGCGTAGTTCCGTGCGCCGAGGGTGGCGTGTGCCGACCGGCTATTACCCGTCCAATCTTTCATTCGTTCACCTCCTCCAAGATTTTCAAAGCCTTTTTCGCAAGAGAGTTGATCCTGCGGGTGTTCTTCTTCGGCGGCTTTATACCGAGGAAGTCGTTGACATAACGCTTTGCGAGACGGATGTACCACTCTCGATCTACCCGGTCGATACTCAACTCGTTATTGTTGTCGATCAGACAATGCTCCGGGAGACCTCCGATTTTGACATCGTTGCCCTTCGTCCCGTGAGTCTTAACGAGAGTGCCATACCGTCTGTCGGCGGTCGCATAGACCCGATTGCACTTCTGCACAAGCACCTTTTCGCCGTCCACGATATGGTAGGCTGCCGTGTACTTGCTCGAAGCCTTTGCAATGAGTTGAAACGAGAGGATGTCCGTACAGGCATTGATGGTCTCGGCGACCGGCGTACCTTTGGCAAAATAGTCGAGGAGGGCTTTCGCAACGATTGTGGCGTTGTTGTTGATGTTAAACGCTCCTGCCGGGGCGATACCTCTTACCAACTGACCGCCTTTGATCTTCGTGCCGCCGTCTGTGGCTATCTCCACATAGTTGTTGACATCCTTCTGCACGATCTCGGCGATACAGTCCTCTTCCAACTCGAAGCCTGTCCGATCTTGCCATTCTTGGCAGATTGCGTTATAGGTGTCGAGATCAGAGTTGTCGAGGGAAACCATAATGCCGTCCGTGTTCAACTGCACAATGCGGAGGGTAGGACACTCTGCCACGAGATGATTTGCCAACTCCAAGAGCCGCAACTGTCCCGTGATACACACCGACCGACCCATAAGAGGGTCATACAGTTCGTTGTATTGATTGAGCATCCCGCCGTAGGTGGTGTTCGCAACGAGCTTCAAAGCGTTTGCCTTTGCCTTGTCTCCCGCCTTTTTCGCCGCTATGCGTTGCTCCAACATATCCGCATATACCTTGGGGTTTGGAATGTTTCGGGAGCAGTAGCCGTCAAGGGTCATAAGGTGGGGATAATAACTCGCTACATCTCGATTTCGGATCGAGCGGTTTTCCGTAGCCCTCTCCCGGTAGGTCGGGATTGCGCCGTGGATGCCGCCGTAGCCGATAGTGCATTGACAGTCTCCAATGTCGAAGTTGAGTTTGCTCGAAAAGACCTCGTAATCGCTTATGGTAGGATCGTGCAGCCGGTCGAAGAAGTCGAACACATCGTCCGGGATATACTGCCGAAGCAGATTGTCCGGGTAGGTGTACTCCCGCTCGTCCGTCCATTCAACTTCTCTGTGAGCATCGAGGTACGCCGCAGTCAGTTTGGCGTTCGTCATATACATAGCCCTACTGTCGGGAATACCCTTTGCCCTGCCGAGGAATATCTTGTTGTCAAGGTAGTTCTTTCGGAGGAAGTAGAGCCGTTCGGTTGCCTTTACATCGTGTTTGCAGTAGAAGATAACCTCCTGCAACTCTTCCTCCGTGAGAGGTCGGTCGATATTGAAGTCAACCGTGGTCTCTCGGATGTCCATTCCGAGGTGTGCTTCGATTGCTTTCAGAGACAGTCCCATTTGACAGTCATCCATAAGGTCAAACTGCTCGAAGAAGATTTGCGCTTCCCGCATAAGCGGGTACTCCCAACCGTTGTTGCCGTCTGCGATTATGTAATCGTTGACCCGCTTAACCTCTTTCGGGTCAGCATCCATAAGCACCGCCTTGTGAATGAATTGGTCGTAGTGCTTATTATTGAAGCCGCCGAGAACGGGGTCGAAGGTCTCCATAAAGGCTTTCACGGCATCATTGTCGTTGTGAGCGATCACATAGTTCTCTGCGCCGACCTCTTTTGCGACAAGCAGCCAATCAAAAGCGAATACCTCATAGTCGAAAATGTAGATTACTCCCACAACTCAACCTCCTTTAATAAGCGGTTGAGCCGTTCGCTCTGAGGGTCGTTATTCTTAACTCTCTCTCTCAAATGGTCTCTGATCTGAGCGATAACCTCGTCCCGGTGAGACCAAGGACAGGCAATGTCGATGACCTTCTTTTTGAGAGATTTGAGTGTTTTGAGCGAACAGGGGAAGAACTTTTCGGGGTCGATAGTCATTTGCCCCGTATTCCATTGAATAGTTATCAAAAGCATCACTCTCCTAACAATTCATCAAGCCATTCCAACAACTCTTCGTTGCTCTTTTGGGCGTTCGCCGGTTTCTCTTCGGAGAACAGATTTTGCAGTATTCCTTCGAGACAGTCAACAACGATAGAGTTTCCTGCCTGTTTGTAGAGTTGAGTGTTACTGCATTGTTTTTCTGCTTTCCGAAAGTCCTCATCATCAAAGCCCATCAGTCGCCAACATTCGAGAGGTGTCAGTTTGCGGATTCTAACTTTTCCATTCTTCATAATCAAAACCTTCGCTTCTGTATTACCCCCCCCGCAAGTATGAATTGTCGGGGACAATCCGTAGGGGGAATAAACTCTGCGGTGCATTTCGTGAATTTTGTCCCATTTGCCACCCGTTAGGGTTGCAACTTGATTACATTTCATAAACCTTTATCACTCCCGTTGCTCCGTAAGTTCCTCCTCGGATCAGATTTGCAAAACTCGTATTTTGGTATTGAGCCTTTATAGTTCTGCACATTCCGTCCTCGTGGGGGTTTAGGGGATATGTTCCATTATGAAGTTGTCCGTTACCCGTTGACCCGCTCTCGTGGTAATTGCTTTGGCTATAACTACTCTCTCTCTCTCTCGACCGGCGCAAACTTGAAGCCGTTTCCTGCCTTAGTCATTTCAATCGTAAGGTTTTCAGCGTACTCAATGTAGGCATCCGAGAGGTAGTATTTTTCGTCAACCTCATCTTCGAGAAGGTCAAAGAAGTTGACCCGGAGAGGGATTGCGGCAGGAAAGGAAAAGCCCCGGTCGATGTCCTTGCGAATGGATATTGCAAAGACCCGTTCTCTGTTCTGAGGAATACCGCAGTTTTTCGCATTTACTATCTGCCAATAGGTGTTATAACCGAGGGAGTCCAAATAACCGATCCAAGCGAGGAATTGTGATTTGAACTTCTTTCCCACGAGGTTTTTGACATTTTCAAGGATCAGATATTTTGGAAGCAGATTATCAGCCTTGGCGACTTCGAGCAATCGTTGTACTTCGTACACGAGACCGCTCCGGGTTTCGCCTTTGATGATCCCCGCTTCAAGTCCCGCCCTTGAAATGTCTTGACACGGGAAACCGTAAGTCCATAAATCGGCGTACTGTAACGACTTGACCTTTGTGATGTCTCCGTAATTGAAGGTTTTTCCGTATATCGCTTCATATGATTTAATCGCATATTTGTCGATTTCAGAAATCCCAACAACCTTGTGAGGGATGTTCAGTCGCAACAGAGCCTTTCGGAACGCTCCTATTCCGCTGAAAAGTTCATTAACCGTCAGCATAAAGAATTACTCAACTCCGTCCGTAAGATTGGCGATTACATCGTCGTAGTTGTCGCAAATCAGTTGAATGTGGGATTTGTCAAGAGCTTCTCGTTTGGCGGTTTCATTGAACAAATCTTCGTCCATAAGGGCGGTGACTTCATTATGGATGAGCGAGGTAATGATCTTCGGCTCTAAGGCATCGAGTTCCCAACATTCGTGACCAAACATTGAGATATACCCCGTGGCACGAGCATCTGTCAGTTTGGTCGGGTTGGGCGGCGGGTTATATAACTCAATCTGATCCATTGTGAGGGCTACTCGTTTGACTTCCACATCAGCACCGAACAGAGCCAACCGTTCTTGAATGTCTCTTGTCATATCAATCCCGGAAGGATCGTGGTCGCCGAGGTGAATGATCGTCCTGCTTTCACGGTGGTCTTGCCTTATAAACCGTTGTGCTGCTGCCCACATCTCAGACTGAGAGGTATATCCTCTGCACGAAAAATGAGGAACATCCAACTTTTGACAGATTTGATTCACGATACCGATAAGAGCATCTTTCTCGACCCATACTTCAACATAGTTCGGCTGATTTTCCCAACGGTCGAGGTGATAGGAATACTTTGCCGATTCGATGACTTCCTGTGGACAATCCCAATGAGAATTACGCCGGATATTACGAGTTCTATCCACAATGGCGTACCAATCAATGAGACCGGCAAGGCGACCATCATTTATGAGGTTTCCGAGATTTTTATAACTTCTCTCGTTGTTCGGGATATACCCTCTCGCAACCAACTGATAGTAAACCTGCCGAAGAGTGAGTTCATAGCCTTGTGCGCTATACTCTTCAATTACGGCGTTTACCAATTCGATAAGGTCACGACTTTTGCTTTGAAAAGAGATTTCTTTATATTGGCGTTTTGGCATTATTGATCCTCCTTCACGAAATAGCAGCCGTTTTTCCGATAGGTCGAACACCGTCTCTTGAACGCTTTAACAAGATACCCGGCATCGTCTATAAAGTCATAGCAGATAGGGTCTTGCTTACCCTCACAGGTACGGGCGATACGCCCGATGCTCTGCGTTACTACCGCATAGTCCTTTTGAGGAGTTGTAAGGTAGAGCCGTTCAAGACAAGGTATGTCGAGACCTTCCTTTGCCAAAGAGTAGGTGGCGAAGAGGTAGAGTTTCTTCCCCTGTCGCATATCCTCAATGGCTTTTTCCCGCTCCGCTTTTCCTGCCTTGGAGGTCATCTTCCCGCTTATCATTACGGCTTTCGCTCTCATTGACTGAGGGAGAGTAGCCATAATTGCTTTGAGATGGTCGAGCCTGTCCGACAGGATCAGCGAGGGGTGTTCGGCGTTTGCCACTATTTCTGATCCTATAAAATGATTTCTGTCGAAGTCCTCGCAGAGATAGGTAATGAGCTTCGTGTAATTGAGAGTGCCGTCTGTGTTCAGACATTCACGGGAGAGACCCGTTCCTGTGTAGCACCTCTTGATACCGACCTGCATAACCCGGCCTGCAACGGCTTCGTCCGGCACGGTGTAAACCACTTTTCCGAGCAGGGCGTAAGTTGCCTTGATTGTCCCGTCCGAGCGGTGTACCGTAGCCGATAACCCGAACTTGTGTCGTGCCGCAAGGTTGTTCAGTACCTTGTAGAACTGTGTCATTGCCGTAGGTGTCCCGGAACAACGGTGGCACTCGTCCACAATGACTACATCCCAAATGTCCCGATACCGTTCCAAGTCTAAGCGACACATCGTTTGCACGGTGGCGAAGGTGACTCCGCTGCCGATATTGACCTTCCCCTCGGTGATAGTCCCGATGAGGTCGGAACTCATATACAGTTCGGCTCGTGCCTTGCTCTGATAGAGCAGGTCTTTCGTGTGGGTGAGCCAAAGGGTTTTGAGTCCGAGTTCAGCCATAAGAGCGATACCCATTTGCGTTTTACCGCTTCCCGCCCGGCTTTGGAGAATACCGAACTTCTGATCTTTGACGGCATCTACGGCTTCTCGTTGATAGTCATAGAGCGGTACAGAACAGTCGAAACTGACCTCTGTGCGCTCCGTAAACGCACGATACGCCTTTGCCGAGGAAATCATAGGGAGTATGTCTCTCAACACGCCGTAGGGCAAAATAAGGGCTTCTCCGTGGCTCTCATAGAGGTATAGGTCTTTCGGTGTGTCACCGAGCCAAAAGTGCATCCGAAGTTTCTTTGCGTATTCGGGGTTGCTGATAACGAGATTGTCTTTGCACCACCGCACCAACTCCGGGGAGGGATGCTCGACTGTAATAGTGCTGCCGACTGTTATCTGCATTGTTTGATCCATTTATCGAGGGGCTTTCCGCACTCGAAAACATCCTTGGGGGACATTGCCGACTGCTGATTTCGGAACGCTTTAACGGTGAAGTGAGGAAGCATATAGATTTGATTTTCCAACTTAACCGCAAACCATCCCTCGCCGTTGCCGCAGTCACTCCACAACTCCATAGAGAGGTCTTGATTTTCCTCTATACGGGTAAGGTCGAAACCTTTTCTCGTGGAGCATACCTTACAGTCGATCAGATACGCCTTTTTGTTTTTGACTACGATAACATCGGCGGGTTGTCCGTCTTTGTTCTGAGCGAAGTTGTGCGCCCAAAAGCCCTGTTCAGAGAGCAGTTCGCATAACTCCGTCTCAAAATCATTGCCGAGTTTTTTATTCGTCATCTTCGTCTGCTCCTACGAGATGCGCCTGTCGGCGCAATTTGAGATTCTTGGATGAGAATACACAAGCCGGGGCGACCCCGTAACTGCCGTAGGCAATGACGTAGCTGACATTGCCTGTGAGACACACAATACGCACACTGGTCGCATGACCGGCGTTGCAACTCCACGGGGTAAGAGTCCACATCCATTCCTCAAAGAGCGGCACGAGGTCTCTGTACTTGCGGTACTGATCGCAAGAGAGGATAGTCACATAATCCTCGCAAGTGCCATACGCTCTGTCGCCGTTGTCGGCAATGAGGTCGGAAGTCTGCTTCACGAGATGCTTACGGTCAAGCAGGTCGAGAAAGTCATTGTTCAGCACACGGCGAAGAGAGGACTTACGCCAATCGTTACAGTTGTCGGTATCGAAGGGGATTTCGTCATAGGGTTTTGCCGTCATTGCGAAGATATTGCCATCTTCGAGAATGTCGAGACAAATGAACTCGATCCCGTTGTAGATAAAGTGTTCACCCGGATTAAGGGTTTCGTTATTGTACTTTGCCATTAAAATTTCCTCCTAAATCGTTGTTTTTCACGGTAGATACGCTCTTGTTCTTTGAGCTTGTCCCATTCGATCTTCCACGCCTTGTACTTCTCACAATGAGAATGGCAGCCGGGATAGCGGTCTGGACAGTCTTTACAGGGATTTTTCATCATAGTCGTTGTCCGGCTTGCCAATGGCGGGAGCAGCACACTCTTCGCACCACAGTTCCTCATTGACCTCAACGATTTCTTCGTCAACGGTGATTTCTCTGCCGCAGTTCCAACATAAACATCTCACGCTCATTGACTTTTCTCCTTTCTTCGGCTATAATATTAGTAAGGTTTTTACCTGTGCCGCTTAGTGAAGTGCATTTCACGGGCGGCTTTTTCATTGTCCTTTTTCCTGTTGGCAGAACTCAGCGTAGGCAGCCATAACCTTATCGGTGTAGGCAGTAGAGTAGATACCTTTTTCCCACAGTTTTCTTGCCCCGGAAGCACCGCAGTTATATCGCATAAGAGCGAGAACGAGGTCGCCGTCTGTGGCGTTCGGTTGCAGACCAATTATGTAAGTACCGGCTTGAATGTTCTGATACGGGTCGAGTATATCGGTAAGTCCCAACTCGTCTTTCAGCCATTCGTGATTGATTTTGTTGATCTGCATAAGCCCGTAGTCGTTAGAGGAACTGATAACCGAAGGACGAAAACTGCTTTCGACCTGTATAATGGCGTACACGAGTTCATAGGGAACACCGTATTCCTCTGAGGTGTACCGAATGAAATCCTGTAATTCGGTAGAAAGCGGAACATTGAAGTAGAATACCTCCGGCTCTGTGATCTCCGGCTCAGTTACAACGCTTACAGGCGTAGGGGCGGTTATCTCGACAGGATAAATGGTCTCTGCGGGTTTCGTGGCGGCTTGCTTGTCGATAACTACATCTGACGGCTCTACCGCTTCAACGGCAGAGGTACGACAAGAGATTGCCCCGATAAGGAAACCGACAAAGAAACTTACGAGGATTATTCCTGCCAAGATGAAGTAGGTAGAGTATTTTCTTACCCACTTTTTGAAGGCTGACTTTGACATAATTCGCTTCCTTTCTTCCATTGATAAGGTGTGCCGTATTTTCGGAGATACCATTCTTCAAATTCTTTTCGGTGTTCCCTGTCGCCGAGGTATTTGCGAACTCGTCTCCGCAGTTCACGGCTAAAACTGTTCATTCTCTTTTCGGTGTCCATCCCGGTACTCGTTGAGGATTTCGACAGAGGTTTGCAGCATCAAATCTGCTTTACTCCCGTGCCGAGTACCGCTTAATACAGAGGACATCTCGGTTTTGTCCGTAATAATCCCTCGCTTTGCGAGTTGATTGATAAGCCACACTTGGGTTTTGGCGATTTCGGCGAGGGCGATTCGGATTCTGTGACCTTCCTCAAACATTGCGTTCCTCCTTTCCTCTTTTTCTTTTGTAAACAAGTTGACAAATGCTTTCTCTTATGCTATAATGAAGCCTGCCAAGGCCATAAAGCATTAGAGACTCTGCGGGTAGGTAGTAGTCGCAGGGACGGCTTTGCTTTGCCCTTTTGAACAACCTGTTGTATACATTATTATCCCTAATTTGGGGATTGTCAAGGGGGTAAATGAAAAAATTAGGGATTTTTTTTAATTTCACTTCCCGTATCACGGGATTAGGAGGAAGAAGTATGATTATCAATGAACGCTTGAAAGCCTTAATGTCCGAGAAAGGTGTTACTTGGAAGCAGATTTCCGAGGAACTAAAAATC